TATGTGCGCGACGGTTATGTGTGCTTTATTTCCGGCAAATTCCTGAACGGCAACGCCGGCAAGGTGCTGACCGATGAACAAACCGGTTATCTCGCCACGCTGATAAGCAACCCCAACAACGTGCAGGACACTGTGGTGGCGAAAGCCTACAACGTGAAAGCCCGGGCACTGGGCTGGAAAGAGATAACAGCGGCCGCCGTGGGAGTATGGCGCGAGAAATTGCAATTAGAGGCAGCCGCCGGGCGGTTAGGCGTTACCAACTTCCGAAACCGCAAGACCATGCAGGTTAAGCGCAGCCGACCGACCGCCCCGTTCCTGATGTGCTCGCTTGACGGCTGGACCGTCGAGCTGCTGTATCAGAAAACCAAGACGGACAGCAAGGGACACAACATAACGACCTACACCAACCGCCTTACAATCGTGGTAGTGCTTGACCCGTGCGTCGACTATCCAATGGGCTACGCCGTCGGCGACCATGAGTGCCCGGAACTGATAAAAGCGGCATTAAGGAACGCCGCGATCCACAGCCGGGAGCTGACCGGCGAAATGCTCAGATACAACCAGGTGCAGAGCGACCGCTACGCGATAAAGACCATGACCGACCTGTACGCAGTGTTAGGCGACAAGGTGATACCGGCACAGGCGCACAACGCAAAATCGAAGCCCGTAGAGCCTTATTTCAAGCACTTAAACATGACCTACTGCCAGCTGTTTCCGAACTGGGCCGGCTACGGTGTAACGACCGACCCGATGCGGCAACCGAACAGCGAGGCGCTGAACAAGAGACGGCACAGCTTCCCCGATGAAGCCGGACTCCGGGCGCAGATAGATGAAATAATGAGGCTGGAGCGTGCGCAGAAAATCGGCAAGCTCATGGAGAAGCTGGCGAAGCTGAAACCGGAACACCGTCTGCCCATGAGCCGCGAAATGTACCTGCTGAACTTCGGCGCAGAAACCGGCTTTAAGAACGTTTTGGAGGGCTGCGGACTGCGCCCCACCATTTTAGGCGTGAAGCGTGATTATGACTGCTTCGACCTGACATTCAGGGACCACGCCTCAGAGCGCTGGACGGTCAAGTATGACCCCGAGGACCTGACGCAAGTTCTGGCAGTGAACGAAGCAGGCACACGCCGCTATATGCTTGAGGAAAAGTATGTGCAGCCAATGGCATTAGCCGACCGGAAGCCCGGCGACGCAGAGCAGCTCCAGAGGGTGCGCGACTTCAACAAAGAGCTGGAAGCCGAGACCGCGCGGCGCATGGGCGACCACTTCGAGGGAGCCCGGCGCGTGATAGAGCGGGCCGCAGAACTGCCGATCCACGGCACCCCGGCACTGGGCGCGTGCATGGAAGACCGGCTCATGCTGACGGACAGCCGCGGGCAGCACAAAGACAACCGCAGCCGCAAAAGACTTGCCGCCGCCGACATCGAAGCCTTAGAGGTGGAAACCGTGGAGATACCTGTAACACGCCAGGGCGACGCGGTGGAAAGTGTGAAAGTAAACGATTATTCAATTTTTTAAGACGTAAAAGGACATGACAACAGAACAGAAACAACAGATTGCCGACCAGCTCCGCGCCTACTGCGGGCAAAAGGGGAGCCAGAACAAAGCCGCCAACAGCCTTAACGGGGTGAGCAGCGCGACAGTCAGCAAAATACTTTCGGGACAGTGGGACACAATAGCCGACGACATGTGGCGGAGCATAGCCGCCCAGACAGGGACAGCCGAAGCCAACGGGTGGCAGGTGGTGAAGACCCGCGCCTACGATATAATGACATTCACGCTTGCCAGCGTGCAGGCCGACTCTCTGACTGCCGCAGTTATCGGCGGAGCCGGGAGCGGCAAGACCGAAGCCATAAAGAACTACACCGCAGCCGGACGCAATGTCTATCACATGGTCTGCTCCGAGTATTGGAACCGGCGCACATTCATGGCGAAACTGTTGCAGAACATGGGCGCGACGGTAGCGGGCACCACGGTAAGCGACATGATGGACAATATCGTGGACACGTTGAAGCGCAAGGACTCGCCGCTGATAGTTCTGGACGAGGCCGACAAACTGAGCGACCAGGTGCTTTATTTTTTCATAAGCCTGTATAATCAGCTCGAGGACCAGTGCGGCATAATCCTGACCGCGACCAGCAACCTGAAAGCGCGGATTGAAAAGGGGCTGCGCCTGAACCGCAAAGGGTATGCGGAAATTTACAGCCGCATAGGGCGCAAATTCGTGGAACTGCCGCTGCCGGACAGTGAGGACATAGCGCGTGTATGCGTTTCCAACGGCGTGCGCGATACCAAGGCAATAAACAAGATCGTGGACGAGGCAGACGGCGACCTGAGGCGCGTAAAACGCAGCGTGTGGGCCATGCTGAAAGGAGGTGCGCAATGAGTGGAAAGATAACAGTAACTTTCAAGGGCGGCAAACGTCGGGTTCTAAAATCGCCCGACACGCTGCCGATGATAGACGGGCGGCGCGAGGCTTACTTCGTGTTTAACAATTTCCAGGTTTATACCGGGTACAGTGATGGAGAGGTGGACGAGGACGGCGATTTCTGCGTAAGGGCTGCCAATTCAGGCATAAAAGGCGTTGCCGGCATTGGCTTGCCTGCCGCCCGGCTTATGGGCTGGGCTTATGTGAACCCCAAAAGAGCGAAAAAATGAAACCTTACCCCGTAAATTTCAAGTTCCGCGCTGAGTTTGACCTCATGCCGTCATGGCTGCCTCAGGTGCTCCAGGACTGGCTCGAGGAGGGCTGGACGTGCGACATAACAGTGAAGCGAGTAAAAGGCTGCTACGGGCCTAAAACGGTGCGTGTGATGATAGAAGCGAACACCACCGAGGACCTGGCGGCGAAGCGCAAGGCATTAAACGCGATGATCGAGGCCAAGGGCTACGGCCCGGAGGCACTGCGAGAACGGCCGCGACCGGCGAAAAAATAAAGAGCAATGGGCAGAGCGATAAGTAACAAAAACGTGCTGGCGGCACAATTCGAGACCGCAGACTTCGACGGGCCGTTCCTGGCGAGCTTCGGCCGCCCGGAGCTCCGCGGGGTGTGGCTTATCTGGGGCGACAGCGGCAGCGGCAAAACGACTTTCACGCTCCAGCTCTGCAAGTATCTGGCCGGCTTCCGTCGCGTGGCTTACGACAGTCTGGAACAAGGTCTGAGCCTATCGCTTCAAAAGGCATGGGAGCGCGTGGGCATGGCGGAAGCCGGCAGCAATATAATCCTGCTGAACAAAGAGGACTTGCCGGAACTGTGCGCCCGACTGCGGAAGCGCAAAAGTCCTGAAATAATCGTGATCGACAGCCTGCAATATCTGGACAAATTCTACATGAAGCAATTCAAGGATCTAAAAGCTGAATTTCCTGACAAACTGTTCGTGTTCATAAGCCAGGCCGACAAGGCAGGCAAGGATCCGGACGGGCACATAGCGAAAAAGATACGCTATGACGCGGACATCAAAATCAAGGTCGAGGGCTTCAAGGCATTTGTAACAACGCGCTACGAGGACCGGGACAAAGGCGAGGGCGGCGCGGACTTCATAATCTGGGAGCAGGGCGCAAACGACTACTGGGCCGAACAAATCAAATAATTACGACTATGGCAAAAGAAAACAAGACAATGGACGAAATACACCGCGGACTGCTGAAAAAATATCATACCCTTTGCACAGTTCTGGGGCTTGATGATGAAGCGAAGCGTGCGATCCTGACAAGCTGGGGTGTTGAGAGCAGCCGCGACCTGACGCAGCACCAGCTCATAGACATCTGCGGAAAGCTGAGCGCCCAGGTGGACGAGAAGCAGGGCACGGCACGACTTGACAAACTGCGCAAGCAGGTAATTGCGGCAATCGGCGGCTGGCTCCGGGAAACCGGGCAGCAGTCGAACATATCAATCATTAAGGGCATAGCCATGCGCGCCAGCGGTTACGCCGATTTTAACAAGATACCGAGGGAGCGGCTGCGCAACCTCATAGCGACATTTAACAACAAAGTCAAGGACGCCCGGGCGGTTGACGCTCTGACCGACGCGATGCTGATGCAACATTATTCGGCAGGCGGCGAAATTGACCCCACGCTAAACTAACGAGCCGATGAAAAAGGACAAAAAAGTGTGCTGCATCTGCGGCAAAGAATTTACAGAGTATGGAAACGACCCATACCCTGTAAAAGAGGACGGCGAGTGCTGCCGGTCATGCAATTGGGGCGTAGTTATTCCCAAACGAATAGAACTAAGCACAATAAATCAAGACCCACGAAATTATGACCCACGAACTGGAAAAAATTAAAGCCTACATACTGGAGCAGACGGAGGGCATGGCAGAGAACGCCAAAATCGAGCTGCTGGACGCCCTGGCATGGTGGGCGAGCGAGGAAGCCGGGAGCCTCAATTTCGAGAGCCCGGACGCAGAAGATTATGAATAACGCTGAGCCGGTGTAAAAGGACATGCACCGAAACAGTTAAACACAATTTAACAACCACTTAAAACCCATTTAACAATGAGTGAACAAGTAACAATGTCAGCCGCAGAACGCGCCGAATGGGAAGCGTTCAAGGCTGAAAAAGCGAAAAAGGAAGCTGCGGAGCAACGCAAGCAGCAGCGCGAGACCTACGCGCAAATGGTCGATGATGAACTGGAGCAGGCAATCCCGGAACTGCTGAACCTGAGCGGCGACATCAAAGCCGTTAAGGATACGGTCTTCGGCAACTTCGCGGCCATTATCGACATGAAAGCCGAGTTATTCGGCACCAAGGACGGCGGCCAATATAGCCACACGTTCACGAACAGCGACAGCACCCTGCGCCTCACTCTGGGGGTCAATACTGTGGACGGCTACCGGGACACAGTGGAGGACGGCATCGCAATGGTGCGCGGCTATATTGAGAGCCTGGCGACCGACGACAAGAGCAAGGCACTTGTGTCGGCAGTTCTGCGCCTGCTGAGCCGGGACGGTCAGGGGAACCTCAAGGCCAGCCGCGTGCTCCAGCTGCGCAAAATGGCAGAGGAAAGCCGCGACGACCAATTCCTGGAGGGCGTGAAGATAATCGAGGAAAGTTACCAGCCGAGCATCACGCGCCGTTATATCCGGGCACAGCGCAAGAACCCCAAGACCGGGGCATGGGTCAACATACCGCTGGGCATTACCGATGTGGACCTGCTGCTGGAGAATGAAACGACCCCGGAACCTGATGCGGAAGCAGAGGGAACCGAGGCGGAGGCAGCGGAATAAAAAAGACCGCGCCAGCGTGCTGCCTAAACAGCCAAACGCCAGCGCCGAGCCTTGTGTAAAAGGACGGTGCAAAGATACAAATAAATCGGCGAATGGCAAAGAGAAAAAGGCACAAAAGCACATTGGCGCGGGCAGAAAAAGTAAAAGCGCTCACGGCGTTGCACTATGAGGCCGGGAACCAGGCCAAATGTTACAAAGCCGTATGGCGGCACTGGATAGAGCCTGAGTTTGGTATCTGCTACCGCACCTATCTGAACATGCTGGGTCTGCCCCCGGACACGGAAAGCCGCCAAGACACGCAACCATCGTTATTTGATGAACTGTAAAAAAACGCCCCTGACGGACGCAAGAGCCGCCGGGGGTGTTGTTGTATTAGTCAGCCTTAGAAATCGCGACAGAGAGTCCCGAAACAGCCCTGACGGGGCGCCTTGCGGTTAAGTCCTGCACGCCGCAGACATATCGCTCCACATTTTCGACAATTTCCGCGTGATCGTGGTTGGTTGCCGATGTTGTGAGCATGAAGCCGGAGAAATTCTCGCCGCGTAATCCCTGCATAGCGGCGTTAATGGCGTCGAGCAGGTCGAACACCGCCAGGGCTTCATTTATGCGCGGGTCCTTGTGCCCGTGTGTCGGCACGGCACGGGTAACGACATGGAGGCGGACGGCAAGAGAACCCCGGCGCGCGCCCATGTTCTGCTGCTTCCATTCGACCGCCTCAAACTCAACGAACACGGCGGGGAGCGCGAAAGCCTTGCCGCCGTTGAGGGTCTGGACCTGATTGTTCCAGAGGTCAACGAAAGCCACGCCGGGAACGGCAGCCACGGCGTCGGCGATAGCCTTAAAAATCTGTTTTCTCATTTTCGTAAAAATTCGGTAAGTGATAAATTGAACTTTTGGAGGTTGCGGTCTATGGCTTCGCGGATGATGCGCTGCGTGTCGGGACCGTCGCCGATGAACTGGCGCTGCGGCATAGTTATGATCTTGCCGGTTTTCATAAGAGCCATGCGCTTCCACGCTTCGTCTTTGGTTTGTTTGTACTTGTACCAAAAGAAGCGTTTCATTTTGGCGGTAACGGTTATTTTGCCGCCCTCATTGTGGAGGGTTGTGTAAGGCAGAGCCGATGAGAAGCGCACACCGTCGCCCGACACCTGCCCCTGGGCGGAGCGGCGCATGGCGCTGCTGACCATGAGCAGCGAGCCACGGGGGTAATTGTGGGCGCGGGGCTTCCACTTGTCGGAGAAAAAGCCCTTACGTTCAAAGTTGCGGTCGAACTCGTCGGAGAGGTCCACGCGCATATCTTCGAGAATGTCGGCTTTTAACTTGCTGGGGTCGAGCATTAAATTGGTGTTTAATTATTGTTATATCAGAAAAATGTTGTAAATTTGCGGCAATATGGAAATACCGGCAAAAGTCAGACAGGCGGCGCAGTATCTTGTTGATATGTACGGCGACCACATAGAGCACCTCGGGCAGTACCAGGGTGCGGAGGCTTTTTATTACCGTTTTCCTGATGATGTAACCGCTGGCTTTCCCCCGGTGTACCTGGTGAAAGGCGACAAACTCCGGGAGGTGGGCGAATTTGAAGCCCTTGAAATAATCGGGTCATTTGTCGAAAATCTCAGCGAAAGCGACATTAAATAGTTTGTTATCCACTCGCATTATACCGCGGCAGCCGTGCATGGTTGCCGCGCCGTTTTTACCGAGCCAGTCCAAATCGTGGCTTTCACGCCCGGACCCTTTGGAGTTGTCATGCTGCGGCTCAATATAGCGCAGAGTGCCGTCGGCAAAACGTTGTAAAATGGTGGCATGACCGCCGCCCCCTTTCCAGCCGATAGAGAGCATATAAACGCCGGGATCCTTGCAAATCTCATTGAAAAACTCCACATACCTTTTTTGTGTCATAAGTTTGTATTTTTTACCGGCCATCCAGTCGTTGATGCTGGTATGCTTCGCCGGCGTTCCGTCGAGATTTTGCCACTGTTCCCACAGCTGGTTGCCCCGGCTCAGGTAATCCAGTTTTGTGCCTGGAGTGTTCGACTTCGCCGTTACGTTAAAGCCCATGAGGCGCAGCGCATAGGCGGGCGAACAGGTCTGGCAGTTTATACCATAGCCGCGCTCCTTGCCATAATTGGGGTTAGCGTGCTGCTTGTCGGCGTCGTCCACGCTCATAGGCTTGCCCTTTGTAATGCCGAGGGCTTTTTCTATTTCCAGACAGTGCTCCGCAACGGGCTTTTTTTCCGCTTCGGTCAGAGTGTCGGGCAGTTCCGCGATAATTTCAGCGATGCGCTTGTCGCGCTGCTGTTCCTCACTCATTTGCTCTATTGCCTGTTTAGCCGCTTCGGGTGCTTTGAAATACGGGTGTTTGGGTGGGAACAGTTGCAGGTCCTTGCCGGGATTGAAACGGAAAATCTGCTGTTTGGCGGCTTCGGTGCAGTTGTTGCCCCGGAGCATGGAGAGGGTCGGGTCGCTCTGGGGATATTTGCCCTTGTGGACCTGTACGGCGGTGCATCGGCAGTTCCAGCCGTTGGGCGGCAGATAGAGCGACCAGAACGGGTCGGAGGGCGGCAGCGTGGTGCCGTGCAGAATGGCGTGATCCTCACGCACGCGGTCGTCCTGGGCGGTGCGATATTGCAGGTCGTAACGGTCGCCGTCTTTTTCAATCTGCTGCCAGCGCGAAGCCATGAGGGAGGCGCCTACGGCGTGGTTATACTCCGCATAGAGGTAATTGTGATTATATCGGTTGTTTACCGTTTCAACATCTTTGCGGAACGTTTCAAAGGGTTTAATATCGCCCTTGTCGGTCAGGAGGGACAGCCCCACCTCGCGCAGAGTGTGGTAAGCCTTGAACCCGGAGAAAATAAAAGCGTTATTTTCGAGGGCGTAGCGCACCACTTCGGGGACCTCATGGGGAACGCCGGAGGCAATAGCCGTTTTAAGCTGCTTCACTGTTTCGGCAATGAGGCGGCGCGCTTCGGGAGTTGTGAGCTGCGAGGCATCGAAGCCGCCGGCGTTGTAAACCATGCCGGCAGCGTCAAAAAAGGCCGTGTCGTCAAAATTGGGCTTGTCTGTCGCGTCCGCGAGCTCCAGCAAGTCATTTTCATACAACGACCCCAAAGCGGCGTTAAACGCGAGATATGAGCGCCGGAGCCGCCCCGCCGTGTCAGCCAGCTGCAAGGCGGGGCTCAGTCGAAAAAACGGTCGGGCTGAGTCTTGCTTTCGCGGGGCTTGTCAATGGCCACGCCGTATTTGTCGGTGAAATAGTCGGCGGGAATTTCGTAATACTCCAGGAGCAGGCGTTCAATCTCTCGCTGTTCGGCCGGGGTGTAGCTGGCGGCATTGTTCCAGACAAAGCGTTTGCCCTTGACCGGGAAGCCGTGGGCGGCCATGAGCGGGAGCAGCCGGCCGTTTACAGTATAGCCGGCCATAGTGGCGTCGGCTTCGGTGGTACGCTCAAAAATTTCAAGATGCACCTCGGACTGAGAGAGCGAGGACCCGGAGTCAATGGTCATGGTCTGGTTAAGAATGGCCTTTGACATTTCCGAGTTACAGCGGTCAATGCGGCGGTCGAACACGTTGTAAGCATCGCCGCGGCTGCTTTCCTTGATCTCAATGTTGGTGCCCTCAGGGAACAGACCCCAGAACGCCGCGCCCATGTTTTCGAGCGCGTGCTCCACGCGGGCACGCTCGCTTTCGTCCGGGCTGTTGGTAGTGGCTATGCGCATAGGCTGGCCGAATATCTCCCCGAACATATCCCAGAACGTGAGCATATTCTTTTTGCTGATGTAAGAGCAGGCACATTTGAGCAGGAGGCCGAGGTTGCGGGGCTTACCCACTTCCACGCACCAGTTGGCAAAATCGCCCTCGCGGTACGGAATGCCGCTGCGCCAGTCGTCGCCGGGGTTAATGACCACGCGGCCATATTCCGGGATCACATGTTTACGCGGCACCAGTTCCACACAGTCGTAACGCATGACGCCGTCGCCGCGAATGACATCGCCCAGCTGTATGAGCGAGTGCCCCCAGTATGCGGAGTCCAGCACATAGCCCAGGAAATCGGCGAACCATTCCTGTTGCAGCAGTTCCGTGGCGGCGACATCTTCCTTGCCGTTGCTGTCGACGAGGCGGAAATCCTTTTGCAGCACTTTGCCCTTGCGCTGGGCGATACAGCCGGAGAGGTGGGCGTCGAGCTCACAGTCGGCGTAAATGTCATAAAGCCGCTGGCGGTTTGGGTTTTCGTAGTCGAGTGCGACCTGGTGGGCGTTGCGCCAGTCGTTAATGTCCTTTTTAGTGAGTGTGTCGGTCTGCTGGAGCAGCTGCGCGGTTATCTTGAGACCCTGTTTGCTGGAAGCCATTCGCGCCAGGGTCATGACTTCGGCGCGCGTGGGGCGGTCGAACCAGTCGCGAATGCTTGTGATTATATTGGCCATTATACGGAGATGTTAAGTTAAACGGATATTGCCGGCACTGTCGAGGCGGAGGACGCCCGGCGCGGCAAGCCGGAGAGCCGGGGCGACCACCTGCACAGTTACGGTCTTATAGAAGCGCGTGCCGCCGGTGGGTATGACATGGACGCGGGCAATGCCGGGACGGAACGGCAGAATCCTGCCGTCGGGCTCCACTCCGGCAGCACCGCCGAAAGCCTGGTAAATGACATTCTGGAGTGCGGAGGGTGGCAGCACGCGGGC